GGTTGGCATGGGGGTTGGAAGCCGCCGAGCCCTTTAGACCGATACTCGACCCCTCCAAAAACCTATCTCTTCGCCAATCGACGAATTGCAGGAGCGCTCATGAGGGCAACCTCACGGCCAACGCTGGACCGACTTCTGGAACGAGTAGAGCCGGATCTGAACTCTGGCTGTTGGTTGTGGTCGGGCGCTGTAACCACAACTGGCTATGGCGCAATGAAGATGCGCGATCGAGGCGCAGCGGTTCGCCGAACGCATCGCCTGTCATGGGAATGCCATTTCGGGCCGATCCCCAAAGGCATGAACGTCTGCCACAAGTGCGACACTCCACCCTGCTGCAATCCGGCCCATCTGTTTCTTGGAACCTGCGAAGACAATTCGCGGGACATGGCCATAAAGCGCCGCCACCGCCACAAGCTGTCTGAAGCGCAGGTCAGGGAAATCCTGTCGAAAAAACTGACGATCACGGAGTATGCGCGGAAGTTCGGCGTCTCCAAAGTCACGGCGTGGCAAGCGTGGCACGGCGAAACGTGGCGCCATTTGCAACCCCAATAGCGCGGCGTCCGAACTATCTCCGAAAACCCCGGCAAAACACCCGACGAACCCAGCGAGGCCAGATGCTCCGGCCTTCGTTCTCTCGATGTTCTGGGGTAAATTGTCGGACCGACCGGGCGCTCCAACGCCCAGGCCGGCCCTACCAACCAGACCTGATGCGAGGTCCGAATGGCTGAAGACCAGCCTATCCCCACCACCCCGATGTTCCAAGACCTCCGCGGCCGGCAGTTCGCCCGACTGACTGTCGTGGACTACGCCGGAAAACGGGGTAGGAAACACTACTGGCGCTGCGCCTGTGAATGCGGTGGCGAGAAGACAACCCATGGAGACCACCTGAAGACGGGGCGGTCTCGAAGCTGCGGCTGTCTCAATGCTGAGGTCGCGCGGTCGCGGATGGTCCGCCATGGCGGAGCCTCTTGGGACAAGTCCAAGCGCCACCCGCTGTATAGCACCTGGCTCATGATGCGCCGCCGTTGCCAGCGCGAGAGCGACCCGCACTACCCCTACTACGGTGGGCGCGGGATCACCGTTTGCGAGCGCTGGAGCAGTGACTTCGCGTCGTTCGTAGAGGACATGGGCGCGAAGCCCTCTCCGCAGCACACACTCGACCGCAAGGACAACGACGGCCCCTACAGTCCAAGTAATTGCCGCTGGGCGACCAAGGCCGAGCAAAGCAGAAACCGGCGAGCCTGGGGAACGGCAAGCCACAACGCCCGGAAACCCGATGTCCGATCCCGAACCGAAGACCGCGGGTAGGGGGCGTCCCAGCCTCTACACCGCCGAACTCGCCGAGGAGATCCTGCTGCGCCTGTCCAATGGCGAGCCGCTGGCCGTCATCTGCCGCGACGAGCACATGCCTTGCGACGACACGGTGAGGGATTGGGGCAAGCGAAACGAAGAGTTTTCTCGTGCCTACGCGCGTGCGCGCGTGACGGGCTTCGACGTGATCGCCTGGCGTGCTCGCCAGACCCTTCGCGGCAAGGACGAGACTGAAGGCGGCGAGAGCACTGGCGACGTCCAGCGCGACAAGGCCATCGCTGAATTTGACCTGAAGCTTCTCGCGAAGTGGGACCCGAAGCGGTACGGCGACAAGATCGCCCACGTCGGCGGCGGCCCTGGCGATGCGCCGATCCAGTACGCGAACATGACCCGCGAGGCTCGCCAGGCGCGGATCGAAGAGTTGCAGCGCCGCCGTGCTGAGCGAAGCTGAGGAGATCGAGCTTCTCGCGCTCCTGGAGGACGAAGAGAACGCGGCGATTGCCGACCACGAAGCGCGGGAGGCCGAAAGGCTCCAGACCGAGCGGGCGGCGATCATCGCGAAGTGTCAGGGCCTCCACGGGTTCATCGAGGAGTTCTGGTATGTCCTTGAGCCCACGATGCCATTCGTATCTGGGTGGGCGATCCGCGCCATGTGCGACCACCTTGAGGCCGTGCACCGCGGAGACATCCGCAATCTGCTGATCACGGTGCCGCCTGGCACCATGAAGTCGCTTCTGGTGTCGGTGTTCTTCCAGTGCTGGGAATGGGGGCCGATGGGCCGCCCCGATCTGCGCTACCTGGCCACCTCGTTCTCCGATGAGAACGTGACCAGGGACAGCGACAAGGTGCGCAAGCTGCTGGAGAGCCCAAAGTACCGGGAGCTCTGGGGTGATCAGGTCCAGCCCGGCCAACGCTGGGGGGTCTACAAGTTCACCAACTCGGCCGGCGGCGAGCGCGACTGTCGCTCCTTCGGATCGCTGACCGGTGGCCGTGGCGACCGAGTGCTAATCGATGACCCGCACTCCGTCAGGACGGCTGAGAGCGACACCCAGCGCGAAGAGACCGTGCGCCTCTATCGAGAGGGCGCGACCGACCGTCTGAACGATATCAGCCGCTCGGCGACCATCGTCATCATGCAGCGCCTGCACTCCAAGGACGTCGCCGGGGAGATCTTGGCTCTGGACGTGGGCTTCGTGCACCTGAACCTGCCCATGGAGTTCGAGGCCGCGAACCGCTGCCGAACGGTCCTGCGGCCCGCGAATGAAGATCACCCCGAGGTCGTCTTCGAGGACCCGCGCAAGATCGAGGGCGAGCTGCTCTTTCCCGAGCGCTTCCCCGCTGCTGACGTAGCCCGCCTCAAGCGCATCAAAGGCTCCTACGCCTGGGCTGGCCAGTATCAGCAGCGCCCGGCGCCCCGTGAGGGCGGGTTGTTCAAGCGGGAATGGTTCCAGACCCTGCGCGCGCTCCCAGCTGGGGTGACGTTGCGCACGACCAGGGCCTGGGACTTCGGGGCCACCGAGGGCGCCGGAGACCCCACGGCGGGCATCAAGATGGTGGCGACGCCTGATGGCCGGTTCGTCATCGTTCACGCCGTCCGCGGCCAATGGAGCCCAGGCGGGGTTGAGCGTGTCCTCCGACAGACCGCCGAGGCCGATGGCGTCGCCTGCAGGATCCGCATCCCGCAAGACCCCGGCGCGGCCGGCAAGGCGGACGCTCAGACGAAGATCAAGCTGCTTGCCGGGTATGCCGTGAAGGCGGCGCCGGTGACCGGCGAAAAGGAACAGCGCGCCGGACCTCTCGCAGCCCAGGCCGAAGCCGGAAACGTCTTCGTGCTCGTGACCGGAGACCCGGACCGCGACGCCTGGGTCGAGACGTTCCTCGACGAGCTCACCCTGTTCCCCGCTGGCGCACACGACGACCAAGTCGATGCTGCTGCGGACGCCTTCAACGACCTCGCCCTCGCGCCCCCCAGCTTCGCCTGGAACATCGACGGCCAACAGATCGGCGGGCAAGCCGCCTAGCCAGGAAGGAACCTGCATGGCGCGACGCAGCCTGATCGATAGCGTCCTGCCCTGGCGCTGGTTCGGGACCGAAGACAACCGCATGGCCTATCCTCACCAGGAGAAGGCCTCGGACGTCGGCCCGGTCATCTCGACGGCCTACGTCGGCCGGCCGGTCTGGACGCCCAGGGAATACGGCAAGCTGGCCGACGAGGCCTATGTCCGCAACGCCGTCGCCTATCGGTGCGTCAAGCTCATCGCTTCCTCTGCCGCCTCCATCCCCTGGATCCTGAAGGACGCCAAGGGCGAGGAGATCGAAGACCACCCGCTGCTGCGCCTGCTGAACCGCCCGGCGCCCATGGTCGGCGGGGCCAGCCTGTTCGAGGCGTTCTTCGCCTACACGGTCTTGCAGGGGAACGGCTACATCGAGGCCGTCGGCCCGGACAACGGCCCGCCGCGCGAACTGTGGGCGCATCGCCCGGATCGGATGCAGGTCATCGCCGGCCCCTATGGCTTGCCTAAGGGCTACGAGTACACCGCGAACGGCGTCCGCAAGACCTGGGACTGCGACCCTCTGACGGGGAAGGGGCCGATCCTCCACGTCAAGGAGTTCCACCCGCTCAACGACTGGTACGGCCTGGGCCGGATGGAGCCCGCCGCCTACGGGATCGACCGGCACAACGCCGCCGGCGCCCACAACAAGGCCCTGCTCGACAATGGAGCCCGCCCATCCGGCGCCCTGGTGTTCCAGCCGATCAAGAACACCGACGGCACGATGCAGGCGGCGCCGCCCGAGGTCATCAACGCCGCCAAGAAGTCCCTGACCTCTACCCACGGCGGCCCGAAGAACGCCGGCAAGCCCATGGTCTTCGGCGGCCTGGTCGACTGGCTGGAGATGGGCATCAGCCCCCGCGATATGGACTTCGCCGCCGGCAAGGACGACGCGGCCCGCGATATCTGCCTCGCCGCTGGCGTGCCCCACGTCCTGATCGTGCCCGGCGCCTCGACCTACAACAACGTCCGCGAGGCCAAGCTGGAGCTCTACGAGGACACGGTCCTGCCGCTCCACGACCGGGCGATGGACGCCCTCAACTCCTGGCTCTGTCCGATGTTCGGCGAGGGCCTGCGGCTCGAAGGCGACCTCGACGGCATCCCCGCCCTGGAGCCCCGCCGGGAGAGCAAGCGCAAGTCCATCGTCGAGCTCTACGACAAGGGCCTGGTGAGCGCCGACGAGGCCCGCGAGGCCCTGCAGTACGGCCCCCGTGACGACGACGCCGTCGGCAAGGTCGACGCCTCTGTGCTCACCGCCCTGATCTCGGCCGTCGAGAAGGACCCCAGCCTGTCTGTGGCCCTGTTCCGCTACCTCCGCAGCGTCGGCCTGATCGAAGCCGACGAGACGATGGAGACCCTCGTCGCCCGGGCCCAGAGCATCGCCGACGCAATGGCCCAGGACCAGATCGACGCCACCACCCCGCCGGACCCGAGCGAGGACCCAGAGGCGGATCCCGCCGACCCTCAAGACCCAGAGGACATGAACGATGCGGCTGACTGAGGCCAAGGACGGCTCCAACCTGTTCCGCGGCGTGCTCGGCACGGCCCTGGAGCTGGACCTGAAGGAGCTGACCGCCGAGGGGGAGTTCGAATGCTACCTCTCGACGTTCGGAAACATCGACCTTGGCCGCGATGTGGTCATGCCTGGCGCGTTCACGAAGTCGCTTCAACGGCGCCCGGCCGCCAAGGTCAAAATGCTGCTGTTTCACGACGTCCGGCGCCCCTGCGGCGTGTGGACGGAAATGGTTGAAGACCAGAAGGGGCTACGCGCCAGGGGTCGCCTGCTGCTCGGGACCCAGGACGGACGCGAGACCTACGAACTGATGCGAGCCGGCGCGCTGGATAGCACCAGCATTGGCTACAAGACGCTCGTCGATGAGTACGACCGCGGGTCCAACGTGCGGAAGCTGATCGAACTCGACCTGATGGAAGGCAGCATCGTCACGTTCCCCATGAACGAGCGGGCGACGATCTCCACGGTGAAAACGACCGAGGAGTTCTCGGCTCAAGATTGGCGCGACCTGGAAGCGGCCCTTCGTGACGAAGGGCTCTCGCGCGCGGATGCGGTGAAGGCCGTGTCCGGCTTCAAGTCCTGGTTCCGGCGCGACGCTGGAGCCCCCGAGCAAGGGCCTCGTGACGAGGTGTCTCCGGGAGACCTGGCGGCCATCCATGCCGCCTTCGCTGACCTGGCTGCGCGCATCCGCGCCTAGCCGCCGTCACCCCCCACACCCCGACATCAGGCCCAGGAGGGCCAAACTGCATGCGTACCAACACCGCCCGTATGGAGCGGAAGGACGACTCCGTCGATATCGTCGGCGAGGTCAAGAAGGCCGTCGGCCCCGTGATGACCGCGTTCGAGGAGCTCAAGGCGAGCAACGAGGCCCGGCTCACCGAGATCGCCAAGAAGGGCTCCGCCGACCCGCTGCTCGACGACAAGCTGTCCAAGATCAACGGTCGCCTCGACCAGTTCGAGGGCCTGAACCAAAAGCTGACGCAGATCGAGGGCCAGACCAAGGCCGTCGATGAGCTCAAGGAGCAATTCGACCGGATCGAAACCGCCATCAAGCGGACCGGCGCCGGCTCCGAAGAGACCAAGGCCGAGCGCGCGAACCTCTGGGCCAAGTCCGTGGTCCTGGCCTCGACGGTCGGCGTCCCGAACCTGGCCGATGACCAGCGCGCCCTGCTCGAAGCCGTCTCGGCCGAGCACAAGGCTCTGTCGATCTCGACCGATACCGCCGGCGGCTACAACGCGCCGATCGAGTACGTCCGCGAGATCATCAAGAACGAGACCGAGATCAGCGCCTTCCGCTCCCTGGTCCGCGTCCGCCAGACCGCCCAGAAGTCCATCCAGATCCCGAAGCGCACCGGCCAGTTCGCCGCCCAGCGGGTCTCGGAGCAAGGCACCAGGTCGGAAACGACCGGCCTGGCCTATGGCCTGGAAGAACTGCCCGTCCACGAGCTCTATGCGCTGGTCGATATCTCGAACCAGATGCTCGAGGACTCGGCGTTCGACATGGCCGCCGAGATCGCGATGGAGGCCTCGGAGCAATTCGAGGTCAAGGAAGGCGCCGAGTTCGTCTCCGGCACTGGGGTCGGCCAGGCCGAGGGCATCCTCACCAACTCCAGCGTGGCCGAAACCAACTCCGGCTCGGCGGCGACCATCGCCGATGCTTCCGGTCAGGCCAACGGCCTGATCGCCCTGAAGCACGCGATCAAGACCGCCTACACCCGCAACGGTACCTGGGGCATGAACCGGACCACCATCGGTTCGGTGCGGAAGATGAAGGACGGCCAGGGGCAGTACATCTGGATGCCCGGGATCGCCCAGGGTCGCCCGAACACCATCGACGGCGACCCCTACGTCGAGCTGCCGGACATGCCGTCCGAGGGCGCGAATCTCTACCCGGTCGTCTACGGCGACTTCCGCCGCGCCTATGTGTGGTGCGACCGCATCTCGATGGAGATGTTGCGCGACCCCTACACCCAGGCGACCTCGGGCAACGTGCGGTTCATCATCCGCAAGCGCTCCGGCGGACAAGTTGTCTTGGCGGAAGCCGTGCGAAAACTCAAATGTTCGGCCTAGGCCTGACGCGCTGACGGGGGCCGGCCCAGCGCCGGTCCTCGCTCACCACATCCCTTCATGCGCGGCCCAGGAG